TATTTTGCCGAGGATGGTTGAATTAAAAACTGTTCCAAATCAACTACCCTAGCACTTTCTCCATACAAAACATTAAAAAGAATGCGGAATGACTCTGGAACTCCTTTTGATTGATAGAAACTTCTGGCATTTTTGATGAAGTTTCCAACATTAATCGAAGAAGAAAAATCATTGTTCTCTAAACCTGGTGTTAAAAATGCTTTTAGTTTTTTATAAAACTCTTGTAAAAACAAAGAGCTTAGATTTTTAACTGAAGAACCTTTTGTATGATTGCTAGATTTAGATGTTGAAAAAACTAACTGTGATTGATTTATAAAATCGGTTTGTGTTCCAATACCAGACGTGTAGTTAGTAACACCACTAAACCCACGAATACACCCAGTAAAGGTATTTGTGGTAATACCAGTATAAGTGATTATCTCATCATCAATTTGAAAAAGTCCGTACTCGGATGGGTATCCTTTTGTCGATGTTACAGTCACAATTCCAGTAGCCGCAGAAATATCACTGAAAAGGACTGTTGATCCTACAACAACTTCGGAAGTTAGATTGTCAAGCTTTAGATATTGATCTAGATTTTCTACAATATCAACTGAACCACCCTGATATTCTTGGGAAATATAATATTGTTTTAAAAAATCTGAAGCCTTTGGAGACTCTGAAAGAAGAAATTCTGGAAGTTGGTTCTCAATAATTTTATTGATTTGAACCCTCTTCTCAAAATCAGACTCAAACATATTTTATTCCCTCTCTATATTTCCGTTTGAATAACTTGAAGTGTAATAATCTCTAATGAATGTGCTTCCTGAAGTGTCTTCTCCAGAACTAATAACATCTCTTATCATATTTATCTTGCTGTTTTCAACATTAAAACTCAAATATAAATCCTTTAATCCAACAACATCATTAGATTCTGGATATGCTTGTATTTCAATTATATTATTGGGTTTATCTGTAGAAGTAATATTAATGGTTCCTATTTTAATTTCTCCGTTATTGTAATCAACTGTCCCCACAGATTTAATGACAACACGATAGTTATTATTTTCGTTAATATTCGCAATAATACTTATTACCCCTTTTCCACTGCCATCAAGATTTCCATATTCATCTTTATTTGGCACATCGGTTAGATAAACTTTTTCAAGTTCTCCTTGAACATAAAACCCTGTGCTTTTAATATTCAAACCAGATGAATTAATATGAAACTTATTACCAAAACAAAGTTCATATTGAGCAAACCTGTTAATCAGTGCTTTCATATCTCTTCTAATAATAACCTTGGTAATATTAGAAGAAATTGCATTATTAACTCTATCAATTACCTGAATTAATTTACTATATTTAAATCTCCCACCAAATCGATTTATTTCAATATTTTCCGAATAATCATAAAGCGAATTGATAACGGATGTTCTTAAACTATCGACATTTGAAACTTGAGATGAGTTATTAATATACGGAGGAATCAATCTCAACGTAAAGTACTTTAAGATCAACTATTTCTTGACTAATTCCTGCAATCGAATAATTTTTAAGTTGATTAAGAATATAATTTTTATCAAAATCAGATACATAACTTCCATTTTTGGGTTTAATGCTAATAATAACCTTTCCAAACATTGGGGGGTTTAACTCTTCTCCACCAACAACAGAGATTGAATCTGCATTTGGATAGATTTCTTTGATGATTGCCTCATAATCTCTGGAAGTTACTGAACGATATTGAGATGAATATAAACGAGGTGCATAATATTTGATTGATGAAATATTTTCAATCTCATCACCATTTGCTGCGGCGGAAATTGTATTTACAGTAACCGCATTTGATGGAATGACTCTTACATTTGAAGCATCAACTAGTCCACCCTTAAAATCAAATGAAGATGATCCGTTTCCAGATTTTCCGTTTGTGATGATATATTTAATTGTTATGACTGTATTATTATCTAACTTCTTACCAAAATATCCATCACCAAAGATGAGTTCATACTTTTCATCTTGAACTTCCTGTATGAAATAGATTTCTGATGTTGATTTTGCATTTAAGATATTATTAACTTTATAATACTCTCTACCTAAACCGCTGTCATTAACTCCTTTTACATAAACAACGATTGTTGATGTATCGACATTAGCATTATCAATAACAAACTTCTGATTAATTCCTGTATTTACCGTCCACTGTTTTCTTAATAATGTTCCTTCATAAACATAAACTGGAGATGATGAAGATCCAAACTTTGCAATACCATTATTTACAGTTGTTGTGATACTTTCGGAAGTTGAAAATGTATAAGATGTATTTTCAACCGATCCTACGCACACTAGGCCCGCTTCTAAGGTAAGTAGAGGACTAGTTGTTGTGGTTGGAACTTCGATTGTAACTGACGCCCTTGCTGCCTTTCTGGAGCGGGGTACATAACCAATATTTCTTGCCAGTGAAACAACATTTTCTCTCAAAGTTGCAGAATCCAAAAAGGATTCGTTCACAACCATATTTGAGTTAAATGCCGTAATATAAGTGTTATACGCAAGAGTATCAATCAAGACAGAAAAATTAGATCCTTCAAAATCAAAATCTGTGAAATTTGAATTTGCACGGAGATAATCTTTAATGGATGCTTTGATCTGATCGAAATCTAGATTAGTAAACTGTGTAAAAGGCATTTGATTATCTGGTTGCCTCTAATAAAAACGTAAATTGTTGAGTTGGAAACTCTTGACCAATAATATCAAAGATGACATCAACCTCAAACGCATTATTATCTGGAATAGGGTTTGCTTTGACTTGCAGATTTTTAACTCTTGGTTCAAAGTTTTTAATCGTTATTTTGATTTGATCTTCAACAATTGATGCCGTACCATAATCAACAAACTCAAATAAACTTTTACGAACATCAGATCCAAGAATCGAGTTAAAAAACCTTTCGGTTGGAATGGTTTCGACTAGATTGCGAACGGATCTGATGATTGCACGTTCATTTGACAAGATGGGAAGATCTTTTGTCACAGGATGTGGATCAAAAGACAGACTAATATCTTTAAATGATCGGGATATTTTCTTAAATTCCATCGAACAAAAAGATATTTTGCATTATTTATACCTACTACCAACCAGATCCATAGATTGGTTCTGTACCGTACTCCCAGTCATCATAGTCTTCATCATTACGAATTTTTTCATGAAGTTCAACTTGCTTATCAAAATCGTGTTTTGGCGCAGAATCGTGCATAATTTCTTGAATAACACGTTTTGTTGGTGGATTTGGATTGTAATCAGTCACCAGTTTTGTGGTTCCCCACATCTGATTCATATAATTTACATCTCTATCAACGGGTAAATTGGACATTTTAGCTCCTGTTTTATGAATAAAACAGAACTTTTATAAAGGAGGTTGCTATCTCCTTGTTTTTATTTAACGGTCGACCTCACGAAGAGAATAGTTGTCTGAATTGAGGTATTTTAGCATTTCAAGAGCAACCAATCGCGGATTTCCTTGTCCACATGTATAGACATCGATCGCAATTGCACCTTTTTCTGGCCAAGTATGGCAAGAAACATGACTTTCTGCAAGTGCAATCATGATTGTGCATCCTTGAGGCATGAAACAGTGACTATAAACGTTTAAAATTGTCATTTTTGCACGGTTTATGCCATTTTCCATTGCTTTTTGAAGGAATATGACGTCATTTAGAAGACTAAAGTCAACATCATACACTTCTAAAAGTAGGTGTTTACCCATTGAAAAATGTTCCAATATACCAGAATACTAAAAAGTCTATTTATTTATCGAAATTAGAGATATTTTTACGAAAAAGGGTATAATTTTTTTGAATTCTAATCTCATTATTTTTAAAAGTCCAACATTCTCCACCATCATCTAGAAAAACAACCA